AATATTTCTGCAACTGCTAACTATACAGTCAATGCAGATGTATCTGTATCTTGTAGTGCAACAGCAAGTGCTTCAGGAATAAGAATACAGCAACCAACTGCTTCAGTGGCTACCACTGCAAGCGGAAATGCCACAGCAAACTTTTTAGTTTTTATCGTTGGCAATGGAGATGCAACTGCAACGCAAGTATCAGCAAATAACTACACAGCAAATTTTGTTGCAACGGGTGATAGTTCTGTAACTGGATTGGTATTAGCTAAAATAGTAGGTGAGGATTGGACTGTCATTGCTGATGGATCTGAGACATGGACACTGCAAGATATAGGTTCAGAAGTGTGGACAACTCAAAATGTTGGAAGTGAGGTTTGGTTACAGCAATGATTAAGTTTGGTGAATGGTTGCCCGATCAACCTGATTTGGAAAACACTGGAGTTACAGTCGCAACAAATGTTATACCTGCTTTGTCGGGGTATAGGTCTATCAACTCTTTGTCTGCTGTTTCAAATGCAGGAGATAGTATTCTAAAAGGAATATTTGCATCAAAGGACAACGCAGGCAGTGTTAAATTATTTGCGGGTGATGCAGGTAAATTATATGAGTTTGATACGTCTACATCTAATTTATCAGACATAAGTAAAGTTGGTGGCTATTCTCTAGCGGACAATGAGTATTGGCGATTTGCTCAGTTTGGCACAAGTGTTATTGCCTCAGGCGGTATAGGCGAGACATTGCAGGAATTTACATTGGGAACTGACAGTGCTTTTGCTGACTTAGCTAATGCACCCAAAGCAGATTTTATAGCAATCGTGAGGGATCAGGTTTGGATAGCTAATATAGATGAAGGCTCAGGAAGGATACCATACAGAACTAGATGGTCAGGTATTAATGATGCAACCAGTTGGACTGTAGGAACTGATCAGGCAGACTTTCAAGATATTGTCGATGCAGGAGCAATAACTGGTTTAGTGGGTGGTGAGTACGCAACGATATTGATGGAGAAAGCTATCTGCGTTGCCCAATATGTAGGAACTCCATTGATCTATCAGATTGATAAAGTAGAGACAACGAGAGGCTGTGCTTTTGCAGGATCAGTAGGCAATATTGGAAGATTGGTTTTCTATTTATCGGAAGATGGTTTCTATAGTTTTGATGGCAGACAAATAGCCCCTATTGGTGCAGAAAAAATAAATAAATTTTTCTACAATGATTTTAATCAAAGTCTTGCCTATAAGATGAGTTGTGCTGTAGATCCAACAAATCAGATTGTGGCATGGTCTTATGTATCTAATGCGAATACAACGACCACACCTGATAAATTATTGATGTATAACTACTCAATTCAGAGATGGTCAATAGCTGAGATTGACACTGACTTGATAAGACCATTTTATACTTCAGGATATAATACTGAGGGCTTAGATAATTTAGGAACAAACTTAGATAGCCTTACAACACAATTAGACAGCCCGTTGTATAAAGGCGGAACATTCTTATTTGGTGGTAGTCTATCTAATAAAATTCAATCCTTTAGTGGAAGCCCATTATCGGCAACAATTGACACAGCAGAGTTTCAAATAACAAAAGGCAAAAACTCTCTCATAACTCGTGTAGTGCCATATTTTACAGATGGATCTATTACTACTCAGGTAGGTGTTAGGGATAAGCAGGATGAGAGCATTACATTCTCAAGTGCAAGTAGCTTGAACAATGATGGATTTATACCTCATAGATCTCAGGGCAAATATCACAGAATTAGAATGAATGTTTCAGGTAACTGGAACTATGCTCAAGGGGTTGACATAGAAGGTCAGCCATTAGGCAGAAGATGACAAGAGTTAGTAACTATAAAAGGCTTTCTCCATTAGGAGATGAGCCACGAACAATAGCGACAGTTGTAAATAATATTTTAGATGGCAAAGTCAACTCAACTGGCAGTATCACTCTGACAAACAGTTCAGCTACAACGACATTATCTGATGATCGTATTGGTGAGGATAGTGTGATTTTATTCATGCCAACCACTAGCGATGCTTCATCGACAAATATTTATGTCACAGCAAGACAAAAGGGGCAAGCGACATTAAATCATGCAAATGCTACAACCACTAGATCCTACGAGTACGTCATTTTCGGCTAATGCTGATAGGTGCAGAAAGTGGATTATTGATGCTCTTAGGTATGCTCACAATAGTCATACTTATGAACAAGTTATAGAAATCGTCAAAAGAGGTGATGCTCAGTTATGGGCATTGAGGGATAGTGCGATTGTCACTGAGATAATTGACTATCCTCAACGCAGGACACTGCGGTTTTGGCTTGCAGGCGGTAACATGAAAACACTGTTAGAGGTAGAGCCAAAGATAAGAAAATGGTCTATATTATACCGATGTAGAGCGGTTGAAATTATAGGCAGAAAAGGTTGGGAAAAAGTTTTGAAAGATTATGAGCCAACTGCAATCGTTTTAGTAAAGGAATATTAATATGTCAAAAGGTGGTGGCGGAGGAAGTTCAGGAACAGTTAATACTCAGGTTGAACCGCCTGCGTATGCGAAGCCCTTCTTAGAATTTGGTTTAGCAGAAGCCAAAGACAGATTTATGGATGAGATGCCTTCATATTATCCAAACTCAACTACAGTTGGGTTTGCTCCTGAAAGTGATATGGCTCTGAATATGGTTAGAGATAGAGCCTTAGACCCGAATAGCTTAACAGCAACAAGTCAAGACGTTATACAGCAAAACCTAATGGGAACTAATCCGCTAATGAGCATGGCATTTAAGCCTGCCATTGATGCGGTAACTTCTCAGTTTGCAAGGTCAGGCAGATATGGATCAGGAGCAAATCAACAAGCAATGACTTCTGCACTTGCACCGATGGCTTATAAAGCACAGCAAGATGCACTGACACTTGCTCCTCAGTATCAGAATTTAGATGCACAGCAACTGGCACAAGTTGGATCTGCTAGAGAAGCTGATGCTATGGCTCAATTGCAGGACAATATTAATAGATTTAATTACGAGCAAAATATCGGTGATCAGAAGCTACAAAACTACATGAGTTTAGTAGGTGGTGGAACATTAGGTTCTAGCACTGTTCAGCCAGTATTTAGAAATCAGGGTGTTAGTGCTTTAGGAGGTGCTTTAGGTGGGGCACAATTAGGTAAATTGGCAGGCTTTGGTGGTGGAACTGGAGCATTGCTCGGTGGATTGTTAGGGTTGTTATAATGAATAGACCAATTGATGCTTTATTAGGAAACATAGACCCTTTAACTGGATTGAGAAGAGGTATGGTTGGCGGTAACGCATCCTATATGCAAAGTCCAGTAAAGGTAACTGGACTGCCTCAGATTGGTAACAATACAGCCTATAACACTGGTGTTACAATGAGATCAGGGAACAACATTCCAGTTAGACCTATGACAAATGCGGGTGTTATTGCAGGCTCTAGACTTACAATGCCAACTGTTAATACATTGCCAGTAAAACAACCTGAAATGAGATCAGGTATGTCAGGATTATTGGGTGAGACTTTTAGTGATCCGAGAACATATGGTTTATTAGGTGCTTCTGCTAAAATGTTAGAGCAAAGTGGTTATTCAACAACTCCTCGTACATTTGGTCAGATTGTTGGTAGTGGTATAAATGCGGGATTAGCAAACTATGCTCAGGCTAACAAAATGTTTAATAGACCTAAATTGCAAGTTGTTGGCGGTGCATTGATTGATACCTCAGATCCAAACAATCCTAAAGTTGTTTATGAGGGTAAATCTAAAACATCTAACACTAAATTTGTTACTGAAACTGGTCAAGTTGTCGATTTTTCTGATCCTTCAAATCCAGTGGTGACTAATGTAGAAGGTTATAAGATACCTGAAAAAACACCTAAAATTGGAGAGGCACAAAAATCTATAGATAGAGAATTTGGCAAGGAATATTCTAAGTTTGTTATAAGTGGTGGGGCATCATCTGTCGGCAAAAATATAAGCCAACTGCAAGATGCAACAAATATCCTTCAAAAACATTTAGATGCAGGAAATGATTTAACTGGAGATTTTAGATCTGTCCTTCCTGAGAGTTTAAGGTCATTTGCTAACCCTGAAGGTGTAAAAATTCAACAAATGGTCGAAGAAGTTGTACAAAGTAATTTAAAAGCAGTTTTGGGAGCACAATTCACAGAAAGAGAAGCACAGCAATTATTAGCTAGAACGTTTAACCCTAAATTACTTCCT